GAGGGTCATGGTTTTCATAGTCCGATGCAATATGATCAGGGCAGATATCCATTTGTCTGCATCACTCGGGAAAATTTAAATCACCGCCTACTCGATTCTCGAGGTTACCCTGAGCTTTTAAAGTCTTACCAACAGGCCGTGAAAACGGAACTCGACAGCCGGCGTGACAGAGCATCTATGAGTACGATGCCAGCCGCAGAGTATGTGGTTGGTCGTAAGCCCGAACGGATCGGACCAGGCGCACAGATTCCAGTTCGTAGAAGAGGAGAGTTTGGATTTGTTGAGATCCCTCGCTACTCACCGGCAAGCATGGAGGTGGAGATGCAGTTAAGACAACTCGCCAACAAGATAACCGGCCGAGCAACATCCGCCGAGGATGCAGTTGAAGCAAACAGTATTAGACAGCACTTGGTTAATCAATGGCTCAATGGATTCAAACAGATTTTAAATCGGATATGGTGCTTGGACCGAACTTACGGCGGTCCGCAAATTTGGTTCAGAGTCACAAATAACGAACAGGGTGCGATGCTCATGCTCGATGAAACTGCCGAGGTTTACGATTTTAATATCACTTGGAACTCGATGAACCAGGACGAGGAGAAAGTTCTTCAGAAATTGGATACAGTGGGTAAATTAATGGCTCAGTATGATCGCCAAGGGGTTGGCAGATATGATGTATATCTCCGCAAAGTACTTGAGGCTATCGATCCTAATCTTGCCGGCCAACTGATCGCCCCAGTTGAAGAGGCAACTGATAAAGAGATTCAGGAAACTTCTGCCGACATTGCAAAGATTGCATCGGGTCAGGTAGTAAATGTTCCTCAACAGGGAGTAAATTCTCAACTTCGCTTACAGAAGTTACAGGAGTACCTCAGAGGAACACCCGAAGTACCGGCAACCGATGTCCAACAAAGGATGCAAGAGGATGAAAACTTCGCAAAGAGACTTCAGACATATGCGGGTCAGCTTGAAATGATGCAAATGCAACAAAAGAACGCAATAATTGGACAGCTAGGTACTGCCCCTGGCAATGTACCAGGAACATCGGGGGTAGCGGCATGATTAAATTATCAAACGAAGAAGAAAAAAAATTCCAAGAATGGTGGGAGTCTGATCCGGATGTACAAGCATGGAAAGCATCTTTAAAAAAAGAAGATGAAATAAATTTAATAAAAGAAGGCCACAGTCCCCAAAAAGCAAAAAAAATAGCTCGTTCACCTAGCTACGATTATCCCCAAGAAATGATTAATGCGGGTAATTATTATGACTACCGGAAAGCGTGGAAGTCGGGGGATTCGCCAAAAGTAAATAAACATGATGGCAAATACCATTGGGGCAGTTCAGGTAAAGCGGTTAACCACCCCACTGCATGGAAAGAGTCGTATTTAAAAGTAACGGGTAAAAATCCTGACGAAATCGGCATATCTGAAAAGCAAGGAGTCGAAACCCTTAAAAATTACCATTCATTAATTATTAATAAATTTCTCTCTCCTCCCCAAAACAATCAATACTTATTTGATAAATTTAACCGCTATTAAAAAGGAAATATTATGCCATACGGAAAAAGAACATACGGATCGAAGGTTGGAATGGGACGGAGAGTAAAACCAGTAAGAAGGAAAAAATGACATTAGCAGATGCAATCGCCGGACTAGGTGAACAGACTGAATGGCTAGTCGTAAAAGAATTTATCAAAGAACAAAGAGATATGTGCCTGGTCGATTTTCAGGATTATACCCATGTCGATAACCCGCAAAAACTCGCCCGTCTAAGTGGCGAGATAGCTGGACTTACTCGCATAATAGAAAGTTTAGAAAATGCCGAGCCTGACACCCCATCAGCAGTTTAAAAACGAACATCGCGCTCTGTTAAAGCGTTGGATCGATGAAAGCGATATTGAAGATATGGAAATCGCTAAAATCGCAGTAGCCGATGTCGAGGAATGGCTGGATGAGGATGTTGTAGATTTTGAATCCGACATCCCCCTCGATGACTAAGCGACTTGGGTACATTTACGAACAGGAATTTTTCACTCAGGCTTTAAGGCACGGCCTGGAAGTATTCACCCCGCTCGGGGATCACTTACCACAAGACTGCATTGTGGTGAATGCCGCCGGTAAAAAGTTTAATGTTCAAGTCAAGGGGACTGAAAAAGCTAAACTAAGCGATAAGACTCGAGCTATTCGGCGGTACAAGTTTTCGTGTACTACTGGCCGTGCCGTCAAGAAGCCCCTCGACTGCACAAAGGTCGATGTGGTGGCAGTCTACTGCGATGACATTCGGATTTGGTATTTGATTCCGTGCATGGCCATTGATGGGGCTGTAACAATCGCCGTCTATCCCCATGTAAAGGACTCAAAAGCCAAACACGAGAAGTTTAAAGAAAATTGGGAAATATTTAAAACTGCCTGAGTAATTTATCCGCCCCCTTGTTATAATTGTAATCGGTGCATCATATCGATGTGCAGATTAACGCAAGAGTGCGAACTTTAAACGCAGAAAACATGGCAGATACAGAATTGACCGAGGCTTCGGGTACGACAACGGAAGCAGAAATACAACCAACGCAAAGCATTACGACCCTTGAGGAGTTAACGGCATCGTTCGTTGACAAAGTAGAGGAGAGTGAAGCGAAACAGGAATCTGAAGTGGAGCCTGGTCCCGAGACCACAACCGCAGATGCAGATACCGACCAGGATAAAGATGTTCTTTTACAGTCAACCGAGTCTGAGGAATCAGAGGAGGAGGAAACGGAGGAAATAGCTGAAGAGGAAGAGGAAACAGAGGACGAAGCTGAACCGCCCAAAGCTGTTGGCAAACTGCTTAAACAAGTCAATAAATTGACCGCTCGAGCAAAGACCGCCGAAGAAACAGCCGAAGCATTACAAGCTCAGATTGAAGCCTTAAAATCCAATCCGCAGAAGCAATCGGAACCCAGTCAGCCAGCCTTGGAAGAAGTCCAAGATTTTCAATCGTTGGAAACTTTACGAAAGGAAGCACTTGCCGCCAAAAAATGGGCACTCCAAAATATTGGCCGTGACTATGTAGAATCCGGCGGGAAAGAATACAGCGATGATGACATTCGTGGCGTATTAACCCAAGCCGAAGAATACTTGTCTGAGAAGATCCCCGAAAGGGCGCAATATCTTCAAGAAGCACAGCAATGGCGACAGGATACGATTAATGCTCATCCGTGGATTTCAGAAACAGTCGATACCGACCAAGCTGAAGAACGCCGTGGCGTTTTTAACCAGTTAAAGAGTCAGTATGCAAATGTTCTGAACTCCCTACCGAATGGCGACTTTATAGCGGCCACACTCGTAAGAGGGGTGGAAGCGATTAAAGCTGATCAGGCGGCCAAGACGGCCAAGCCGAAGGCCAAGAAGGTAGCCAAAGCACCTCCCCCAACGATGGGCGATTCAAGCCCACCGATTCAAACTTCAGCCACTCGAAAGACTGCAAATAAACAAAAGATTTTGGAGCGAGGACGACTCTCGGAAAATGATCTAGCCGCATTTCTAGCGGAATAAAATTTATAAAACTTCAAAATAAGGAATTAAAAAAATGTCAATCGCAACAAGCTACAATGTAGTAAGCACTAAAGGTGCTAGAGAAAATCTCGAAAATGTGATGAAAACTGTTTCACCACAGGAGACTCCAATCTACTCAACAATCCCACAATCCGCCGCTCCAAAAGCAACTCTTAATGAGTGGTTGGTTGACTCACTTGCCGATCCAGTAGGATCAGGTGGAAACATCGATGGTGCTGACTTAACTATTTCAGATGCCGCTAACTTAATTGACACACGCGCTCGTTTGTCTAACCGGGTGGCCACATTTAGGGATATTTTTGCCGTATCAAGACAAGCCGAGATGGTAGATGTCGCTCCTGGCGGATCACTCTTTGCGGCCTCTCAGGCTAAGAGTCTTATCCAACTTAAAAATAGTTTGGAGACTGCTATTGGTTCTGATAATGATCAAGCCGCTGGCACTAATCTTGCGGGGAGTTCGATGTGCGGGTTAGGCCTATGGAGTGATCCCACACATACGGGGGCGACCTTCGATACATCCTTAAAGCAAGGATTTCGTGCAGTTAGTGGTTCTCGTGTTTCTATCGGTTCTTTAACTGAGTCTGCTTTCCGTGGACTTCTACAGGCTGTTTACACTGCTTCCGGTTCTAAAGGTTCTTTCAGACTTTTCGCTGGGCCAGCACTCGTAAATAAAATAACCGACTTTACCAGGTCCACTACTACAAACAGTGACTTTAACTTCAATCAGGATGTTAAAGATGGTATCTTAAAATTGTCAGTCGTCACCTACATTTCGGATTATGGCCAGTGCGATATTGTGCCAGATTTATGGCTTGGTCGTCGGGATGCTGGAGCAAGTGGAACAAGTACAGCACTCGGAACTGTTAACACAGATCGTGGATATTTGCTTCCAACTGATGACACTGTTTCATTAAAATTCTTGGAGGGTATGACAATTCAGGATCTTCCTGACAATGGTGCTGGAAAACGGGCATTCTCAGAGTGTATGGCTACAATTCGTGTTTCCAATCCACGCGCGCTTGGAAGTATCGTGTAAGTTTATATAGTTTCATCTATATTTGATTAGTGTGGTGGGGGGATCGAGTTTCTTCAGGTTAGCTCGGTCCCCCTTTTTCTTTTTTAAAATATGAGTCTTAATATAATAGTAAGAGGCGGTAAGAGAAGTGGTGGAATGTCCGGTGAGGAGATGGCCCACTATCTTTCCAAAAAGGCAGAAGCACAAGCCGAGCGTGAAAAAGCTGGGTATCAGAAACGAGCATTGGCCGCACGGAAATATGGTCAATCAGTTAGTGGAGGTAAAAACCTTCGTGCAGTTCGATCTGTCGATCTTACTACATATTTAAGACATGAACAGGAACGGCCTGGCTGTATGTCAGACCCCGAGTATTCAAGGGATTTCGCAAAAAAGAATCCAGAGACAGTTATTGGATCGTGAGGACTGTAACCTACACCGAGCTTAAAAATAGATTCACTTCGGCAGTTGGAGTGGACTCTTTACTTTCGGTCGAGGAAACAGCATTTAAGAACTCATTAAATGATCGGGTCAAGGGAGCATGGACACGCGCACAATGGCCGGAATTGATGACACTGAAAGAAAAATCAGTGGCGGCAATCACCTCGCCATTGGTGGCCGACAAAGCGGTTCAGATCGACAATGACTCGGACATCATGGATGTCTTTGCGGTTTTTAATAAAAACCCATTGGCGGATCGTCAGGCTATTAAATTAGATTATCAATTAATCAATGGGTATTTGATTTTAAAAGCGGATGCCAATGACACATCTGTATTCGTTCAGGGCAACCAGGTGACCCCGTCAAGCTACGGTGATGGAGTTGGAGAGACTTCAACACTTCCAAGATTCCTCGAGCGTTACTTACTACTCGCTACTGTTGCAGATTTTTACAAGGCAGATGGCCAATTGGAGAAAGCGGTTCAACAGGAGCAAATGGCAGAAGAAACCCTAGCCCTAGAAATCGACCGAGTCGAGAGGCTGGAGGGAATGAATAAAATATCGGTCAATACATACCCGAGCTACAGCTTCGGGGTTAACATTTTAACTACTACATAATTATGGGACTAGGAACAGTAAATATCGGAAATGCTATGGGGGCCGGCGGAAGTTTATACGCAAATGATACAGCCGCTCACACTGGAAATTTCACATCTATTCAATTCACCGAGGACTCTGTTCTTTCGGCATACACCGGTAAGGTTGAAAATGTATCCGCATTAATTTCGGATGCTACATCCTTCGCACAGGGTCAGGTAATTTACGGCGAATGCACCAGCTTCACTTTAGCGAGCGGAGCCTGTTTGGCCTATAAAGAATAATGCCCTTTAACTGTCTAGGACTACTCGTAGGTGACACCGATGCGGACAACGCAGTCGGACCAGTACCTATTGTCAATAATGCTTTGCTTACTGAGTCCAGGGCATTCTTGCAGACCGAAGACGGATCTTATCTTCAATTTGAATTTTAAATATTATGGCTAATTCACGCATATCCTCACTTTCATCACTTGGTGCAACCCCGAACACGGCTGACATCATTCCGATTACCGATGTGTCAGACACGACCGGTTCGCCTCAAGGGACAACCAAAAAGGTAACAGTTGCAAACCTAGTGGCGGCCGCTCCGCAAGGAGATCTCCAGGCATCCAATAATTTATCTGATGTTGCTAGTGCATCAACATCGAGAACTAACTTGGGGTTGGGAGATGCGGCCACAAAGACAGTTGGAACTGCTGATACAAATGTACTTGCAGTTTCTAGCGGCACAGTCGATTTAGGCGGGAATAAAATTGAAGACTTCGATGCAAGCATTAATGACCAAACAGGAACAGCTTATACTTTGTTATCTAGTGATAACGGCAAGGTAGTAGTCCTTGATAATGCTAGTGCAGTAACTGTTACAGTTCCTAGCGGATTGGGT